AGCTCCATCGACGTTGAGCAGATGGTGCGCACTGAGCTTGCCACTGTGATTGCCCTTGAGATCGACCGCGCTGCGCTCTATGGCCTTGGCTCCAGCAGCCAGCCCGAGGGCCTCAAGTTCGTCACCGGCATCAATACCGAGGACTTCGCTGCTAACAACCCGACTTATGCCGAGGTTGTGAGCATGGAGACCAAGATCGCCGCGGACAATGCCGACATCGGCGCCATGTCCTACCTGACCAACTCCACCATCTACGGCGGCTTCAAGACCACCGAGAAGGCCAGCAACACCGCTCAGTTCATCCTTGAACCCGGTGGCACCGTGAACGGCTACAACGTCGTGCGTTCTAATCAGATCGCCACCGGTGACGTGTTCTTCGGCGTGTGGAGCCAGATGATTATGGGCATGTGGGGCGCCCTGGACATCCAGGTCAACCCCTACGCACTTGATAAGTCCGGCGGTGTTCGCGTGACTGCTCTGCAGGACGTGGACGTGGCCGTGCGTCACCCCGAGGCCTTCTGCCGCGGTAACAACACCCTGTGACCATGAGGCTCCTGATCCTGCGTCAAACCTCCATCGCTGGCCAGCCTGCACGGCCTGGTGATGTGGTGGAGGTAAGCGACCGTGATGCCCGGCTGCTGATCAACAGCGGCAAGGCGGAACCGGCCCCGGCAGCTCCTGCAGTTGTTGAGGTGACGCAGGATCTAGAGCCCGCCCAACCCAAACCCCGTCAACGTCGCGCCAAGTCCCATGGCACTGCATGAACTCACGCTGGACAAGCTCCAGCACTTCACACTCCTGGCCACCACCACCATCACCGCCGTTGGCGATCAGACCGGTGTTGATCTGGCCGGCTACGAAGGCGATGTTCAGATCATCCTGTCCGGCACTGCTGCCGGCGCTGGTGCTGATCTGACCTTCCGCATTGAGGAGTCTGCTGATAACAGCACCTTCACCGCAGCCACCGGCGGCAGCTTCACTGCTATCGGCAACGCTGCTGCCAAGGAGGTGATCACCCTCAACAGCAACGACCTCAAGCGTTACATCCGCCTCAGCTGCACCGCTGAGACTGGCACCGCCAGCTCTGCTGTGACCTGCTTCGGGTTTGGCCTGAAGAAATACGGCTGATGGCACTGACCGAGAACCTAGATGCGTTCTTGGCCGATTTCGGCGTCAGCGTCACAGCTGGCGCCGTTTCTGCATTGGGCATCCTCGACATGCCGATGGAGGTGCTCGCTGGCGATCAGGTGCTGAGCACTGACTACACGCTGACGGCTAAGGCTGCCGATTTTGGCGATCTGCAATACGGCAGTGAAGTGAACGTGAACGGCGTGCCGTACACGGTGCGCGAGACGCGGCTGATTGATGATGGGCAGTTTTGCCAGATCGGCCTGATGCGCAGCGTGACCACAGAATTGCAGCAGTCCACTACGGCGATTGATGCCGGTGATGTGGATGATGTGATCGACGACCTGGGCAACGCTCAGCTGGATCCTGAGGTTGATGGTGGTGGCGCTGGATCGACCTACATTGAAGGCAACGTGATCGACGGCGGGGCAGCATGAGCAGCACGGCACGCATCCGCCTACGGCGTGACACAGCAGCGAACTGGACATTAGAGAATCCGGTGCTGTTGGCCGGTGAGATGGGCATCGAGACCGATACCCGCAAGTACAAGGTGGGTGATGGCACGCTGGCGTGGAGCAGCCTGAGCTACTACATCGAGGGCGTGCTTGCCCGTAGCCAAGCCAGCAAGACCACCAGCGGCACGATCGCCATTGCAACCGCCGGCACCTACCAGAGCACAGGGCTCACGGCCACCTTTGACAGCAGCACTGACTATCAGATGGTGCTCGGCACGAGCGACACCTTCGGTTTGAAGAACGACAGCGGCGCCACCAAGCTGTTCATGGTGCAGGCCAGCATGGACGCTTACGCAGGCAACAACCACACGCTTGGCATCAAGCTGGCCAAGAACGGCGTTGGCATTGATCAGTCTGAGTGCCGTGCGTTCTCTGGTTCCACTGGGCAGATCGCCAAGCTGTTTTGCTTCTGGATGGTTGAGCTGGCTGATGGTGATGAGGTTGCGCTCTATGTGGCCAACATCAGCGACACCACCACGATTCAATTCCAGCGAGGACGCATCTCAGCGATTGAGGTGAAGGCATGACCACCAAGCGTGAGCGGGTTCTGCGTGCCATCGTCACCACGCTGACCGGCACCACTGGCGTTGGCACCCGCATTTACCGCAGCAGGGTGGAGCCCTTGGCCAGGCAGGAGAGCCCGGCGATCGTGATCGAGCCGATCACAGATCAGGCGCAGCAGAACACCAGCCTGCCCACGCTCGATTGGAGCCTGACGGTGCGTGTTGCGATCATCGTTCGCGGCAACGTGCCTGATCAACTCGCTGATCCGATTGTTGAAAGTGCGCACGCCAAACTGATGGCTGATTTGACGCTCGGCGGTTATGCCATTGATGTACAACCGCAGAACGTAGCGTTTGAGCTGATGGAAGCAGATCAACCCGCGGGCGTCATCAGCCTTGACTACCTCGTGCGCTATCGAACCAATGTGGCTGACCTAACATGATGGACGAATACCACGGGCAGGGTGGCTCTTACATCCTCGACCCTGAAACAGGCCGCCGGACGCTGGTCAGGCGGACCCTACCCTCGGTGAGAAACGATGCCACTCCTGACGCGCAAACGGCTGATCCTTCTGGAATCAGAAGGGACATACGGAACCGATCCGACACCAACCGGCGTAGACGCGGTGCTCGTGCGGGATCTCAACATCACCCCGCTGCAGAGTGACACCGTAAGCCGTGACCTGGTGCGCCCCTACTTGGGTGCATCGGAGCAGCTGCTGGCCAACACTCGCGTTGAGGTGACCTTCAGCGTTGAGCTGGCTGGCTCTGGCGCTGCAGGCACCGCACCGCGCTACGGCAAGGCACTGCTGGCCTGCGGCATGGCTGAGACGGTGGTGGCCAGCACAAGCGTCACCTACGCACCGGTGAGCGCCAGCTTTGGCAGCTGCACCATCTACTACAACATCGACGGTGTGCGGCACAAGGTGACCGGCGCCCGCGGCACCTTCACGATCAATGGCGCCGTCGGCGAGATTCCCACGATCGACTTCACCTTCACCGGCATCTACAACGCCCCGACTGATACGGCGCTGCCATCGGCGACCTATGCCGATCAGGCAACACCAGTGGTGTTCAAGGAAGGCAACACCAGCGGGTTCCAGCTGCTGAGCTATAGCGGTTGTCTGCAGGCCGTCAGTTTCGACATCGGCAACAGTCTGATTTACCGCGAGCTGGTGGGCTGCACCAAAGAGGTGCTGCTGACTGATCGCGCGGCAACGGGCAGCGTCACCATCGAGGCGCCGACCATTGCGCAGAAGGATTACTTCACCGCTGCGCTGAGCGATGGCACCCTGGGGAACCTGCTGTTCCAGCATGGCCAGACTGCCGGCAACATCGTGGACTTCGCATCCACTCGTGTTGATATTGGTGATGTGACTTACTCTGACCAGGATGGCGTGCACATGCTCACCATCCCTTACACCTGCGTGCCGAGCACTGCAGGCAACGATGAGTTCTCGCTGGTTTACACCTGATGCCATTCATTCTGAAGCGTGATGATCGGTTCTCTTGGCCTGTCAGCTTCGATGTACCAATCGACGGCGGGAAGTTTAAGCGCGAGACATTCGACGCTGAGTTCCGCCGTCTGAGCCAGTCACGGCTGGGTGAGATCACCAAACAGGTGCGCACCGAGGAGGTGTCTGATCTGGACATTGCCCGCGAGGTGCTCGTGGGCTGGTCTGGCATCAAGGACGATGATGGCGAGGACGTGCCGTTCAGCGAGTCTGCGCTCGAGCAGCTGCTTGATGTGCCGATGCTGGCCACCGCCATCGTGGCCAAATACTTCGAGAGCCTGCAGGGGGCGAAAGCAAAAAACTGATCGAGGCCGCTGAGCACTGGCTCAATGGCGGCAAGGTGGTTGATGATCGCAGCGGTGATGATGCCGCTGCATTTGGCGTGGCCCTGCCTGCTCAAGAGCCAGAGGAGCCCGAGCCGTTTGAGGTGTGGGAGGAGAACTGGCCAGCGGTTGAGCTGTTCTTGCGTGTGCAGACGCAGTGGCGTGTTGGGATGAACGGCCCTGTTGGGCTGGACTATGGCGCGGTGCAGTGGGTGACTAGCCTGTATGCAGTACAAGACCCGCGGGCTGCCCTGGAGGATCTGCAGATCATGGAAGCGGCGGTGTTGGCAGCAGTTAGCAAGAGGGCAAGCTGATGGCGATGAACATGGATGCGCTGCTGAGGATCAAGGCGCAGGTTGCTGGACGTCAAGAAATTGAACGGCTCGGCAATTCAATGCAGGGCGTAACCGGCAAGGTTAAAAACTTGCAGATGGGGTTCGCTGCACTTGGTGGCACCATCGTTGTTGCTGATGCCGCCAGAAGATATTTTCAAGGCTTCAATGAAGCAGAAAAGGCCGCTGCTGCTGTGCGCACCCTCGGGGTTGATAGCAAGATTCTCGAAGGCCAGCTTCTAAGCGTAAGCAACCGATTGGGCGGCCTCTACAGCCAGACTCAACTGCTGACTGCTGCCTATGACGTGGCTAGCGCCGGATTCGCCAACGCAGCCGACAATGCCAAGGTGTTGGAGGCCGCGGCCAAAGGTGCTACCGGCGGTTTGTCAGACATCAACACGGTTGGAAACGCTGTCACCAGCGTGCTGAATGCCTATGGCAAATCAGCCGCGGATGCGGCAATGCTGGTTGATGGATTCATCCAGACACAGAACGACGGCAGGATCGTTCTTGATCAGTACGCCAAACAGATCGGCAACTTGGCGCCATCAGCCGCTGCTGCAGGTGTCGGCATCCAAGAGATCAACGCTGCGATCGCAACAATCACAGCTCAGGGCGTGCCTGTTGAGGCAACTTTCACCGGACTCAATCAAGCGCTGGTGTCGATCCTGAAACCAAGCAAAGAAGCATCAGATCTCGCAGCATCGCTTGGCATTGAGTTCAACGAAGCCGGCCTGCGGGCTAAGGGCTTTGGTGGATTGCTCCAGGATGTCAAAGACAAAACCGGAGGCAGCACCACTGCGTTGGTAAAACTCTTTGGCAGCGTCGAGGCGTTGAGAGCCTTGCTGCCTCTGTTGAATGACGACCTAGGGAAATACAACGCCAATCTTGACAAGCAGGCAAAAG